AGCAGGTCTGCTCTGCGGACTCTGAGGTCACCCCGATACATCAGTTCTTCTAACAAGTATTCCTTCATGCTATCCGCTCCTTCCTGTAAGTCACCCTTTAACTGTATTTAGTTTAACATACATGTACATGTATTGCAATAGATTCTTAATAAAACATGTACATTTATCTTATTTTCGGTTATGCTCTTTATAGAGGTGATATTTATGGCACGACCAAAAACCAAAACGACTGCGCAAGTCCGGAATGACTATGCTAAAAAGACATATGATGATATCAGGCTGCAAGTTAAAAAAGGAGAAAAGGAAGTTATCCGAGCATACGCCGAGAAAAAAGGATTTTCGCTTCAAGGATATATAAAAGATTTAATCTCACGGGACATGAAAGACGAGTCATGACCCGTGAAGATTAAGAAGTTGCAATACTACACAGCAACTACACAGTAGGTGTCTGTAACGGCCATTTATAAAGACTTTTAATAGGGTTCGAATTCCGATCACCTTCCTTATATTTTCCATTGTAAGTAATATCTTTCCCAATATCAATAAAAAAATACGAAACGTAGTAATTTAATACTTGACTCGTTACGAATGGTCGTATAACATGAAATTAACAAATTACGAAAAGTCGTAAAAGGAGGGAGGTAATTCTATGCTATTTACGACACTCAAAGCGGAAATGGCCCGAAAGGGATTAAAAGGCACTGATATAGCAAACACCCTGCGCATATCCCCAAAGTCTGCTTACAACAAAATAAATGGCATCACTGAATTTACATTGAAAGAAACAATCCAAATAAGGGACAAGCATTTCCCCGGTATGACACTTGATTTTTTATTCGGTAATGAAAAACAAGTTAGTTAGAAGGAAAGGAGGCCTAATTAATGCCACGAGAACCGGACGGATACCGAGAGCAATTAGAGCACCTGGCCGAACGCTACCCGGGCCTGGAAGTGCTGACTTTGCCGGAAGTCTGTAAAATGCTCAGATGCCACCGGCAAAACCTATTGGCTGACAAAGATTTTCCGGCTAAACGGCTGGGGGGCAAGGGCAAGTACTATATTCCCGTGGTCGGCCTGGCCCGATGGATGACGGCGAGAAATTAGGAAAGGAGGGATAACGTGAAAATCATACTCGATCTTTGCGGAGGCACCGGGGCATGGTCCAGGCCATACCGGGAAGCGGGGTACATAACACATGTTATAACATTACCGCGGCAGGATGTAACCAAAGTTCATTTTAATACGTACTCCCTGGAGTTTATCCGGCAGGACATTCCATACCATGAAAATCTGACGGTCCTATACGAAGATATTTACGGCATCTTAGTCGCGCCACCGTGTACAGAGTTCAGTCTGGCGAAAGGCAACAGGCCGCGCGATCTGGCAGCCGGTATGGAAACAGTAGCCGCCTGCTTGAAAATCATATGGCACTGCCGCCTACACGGAAAGTTGAAGTTTTGGGCTTTAGAAAATCCCGTTGGGTTGCTGAGGCAATTTTTAGGCAAACCGGTTTTCACCTTCGAGCAGTGGCAGTTTGGGGATATGGGTATTAAACCTACCGATCTATGGGGGTATTTTAGTCCTCCGCGTCTCGTCCGTCGTCAGATGCCGCAGTCCTTAGCGATCCAATATAAAGATCAGCATCGACATGGCAGATTGATGGCAAATCCGAAATGCCCGGAAGAATATAAGCATTTAAACCTAGATAGGGCAGCACTAAGAGCTATAACCCCTTCGGGGTTTGCAAATGCCTTTTTTAAGGCAAACAGATAGGAAAGGAGGCCCTAACCCATGAGTACACCAGACTACGTCGCCCTGATCGAAGATGCCGAACGCCGTATAGGCAGTTACATAGCATCAGGCGGCAGCAGCGAAGACCAGTATGTTAAAGACCAGGTTGCAAAAATCAAGTCCTGGATTGAACAGCTGGCAGAGATTGAGAGGAGGTGAACCAAAGTGCCTATGATAGCGGTTCTGAAAGACGACCCAAGCAGGTGTAGTGACAGCTGCCCATTCATAATAGTGAGTGCTCTTGATGGCGATTGTTACGGCTTCATATGCCGGTACTTCAATAAATCTCTAGGCTGGTACCCGGAACTAAAAAGATTACCAGAGTGCATAGAGGCTACCAAAGAAAAAGCCCGCCAAGAAGCGGACTAAGAAATTATTTCAACTTCAGTATACCACGAATTTAGATAGGAGGTAAACACGAATGAAATGGACTCCAGAACAGGTAGAAATCCTAAAAAAACTCTGTTTTGAAGGCAAAAGCAATGGCGATATAGCAAAAGCCCTGAAATGCCATGTAAACGACGTCTACGCCAAGCGCAGCCAGCTGGGCATAACAATCCCGAAAGTCAAAGCTGCTCAGCAACCCCAGAAATCACAACCCACTAAAAGACTTCCAATTATGGAAGCTCCGCGCAAAGCTGTAGAAAAGGCATTCGAAAACCTCGATAATGCCCTGCTGCTTGCTGTAGCCTCAGACTGGACAAGCGAGAAAGAAGCGAAGGTCTATTCAGATGTAGCAACACTAATTTTAGAAATAGAAAGCCTATTTAAGGGAACTATGCAGAAATTATAATTCCCCCAGCTGGGCCTACCGCAAGTCCCCCAATATGCACGGCGGCCCGGCACCCCCCTGGTAGGGGTAAAAAGAAAGGATGGCGGTATAGATGGCGCGTAAACGCCGTTGGTGGAAGCACCGCCCTGGGAAATATAAGGGCGGTTATGTGATAGTTAACCAGAAAGATTACACCCGACATGATTATATCAGTCCTGGCCGCTTGGTTGCCTGGGCTGACTGGGTACAGGGAGGAATGATATATGTCCAGACGAGCAGCCGGATTTAAAACGTACCGCAGCGATAGTGGAAAGGTGGTCATAACTTTAGCCCCGAAAACCGAGTACAAGGAAGAGCTGCAGATAATGAAAATTGAAGATGTTATGACCGACGTAGGTATATGTGCTGCGGCTCTGGCCGGCATCGGGATCCTGGCGTTGCTTATTCACTACGTCAGCTGGTGGGTCGTACCGGCCATAGGTAGTGCTATAGTCCTTAGATGGGTAATTAGATATAAGGAGGCTTAAAACATTGAGTATAAAGATAAACAGACTGGAATCTGAGAACGTAAAACGTGTCAAAGCCGTAAAAATCGAACCTACAGCAAACGGCCTTACTATCATCGGTGGGAAAAACAAGCAGGGTAAAACCTCTGTACTGGACTCCATAGCCTGGGCTTTGGGCGGAAACAGCTTTAAACCATCAGAACCTACCCGAGAAGGATCTATTATCCCGCCCAATATTCATATCGTAATGTCCAATGGTCTGGTGGTGGAGCGCAAGGGTAAAAATTCAGATCTTAAGGTTATAGATCCTAATGGTCAAAAGGGCGGACAGCAGCTACTTAACGAGTTCGTGGAGCAGCTGGCCCTGAACCTGCCCAAATTCATGAGCGCCAATAACAAAGATAAGGCTAATATTCTCCTACAGATTATTGGTGTCGGCAACCAGCTGGCCGAATTGGAACTGAAAGAAAATGAAATCTACAACCAGCGTCATGCCATTGGCCAGATAGCCGACCAGAAGAAAAAATTTGCTAAAGAGCAACCATATTATCCGGACGCGCCCAAAGAACCTGTATCTGCATCAGAACTGATTAAACAGCAGCAGGATATCCTGGCCAAGAACGGGGAGAACCAGCGCAAACGCCAGAACATTCATCACCTGGAAATACAGGCTGCAGAAGTACAAAAACAAATCGACGACCTTAAAGCTAAGCTTTTTGACCTGGGTAAAAAACAGCAGGACATAGAGGCTGACCTGGAAGTTGCCCAAAAATCAGCATTGGATCTGCACGATGAATCAACAACCGAACTGGAAACCAATATTGCCAATATTGAGGCCATTAACATCAAGGTCCGGGCCAACCTGGACAAAGATAAAGCTGAAGAAGACGCCCAAGCCTATACAAATCAGTATAATACCCTTACCACTCAGTTGGATGCCGTTCGGCAGGATAAGATCGATCTACTTAAGGGTGCCGATCTGCCCCTGCCCGAGCTGTCGGTAGAGGATGGTGAACTGACCTATCAAGGTAAGAAATGGGACTGCATGAGTGGATCCGATCAGCTGAAAGTGTCAGTAGCTATTGTCCGGAAGCTGAAGCCACAATGTGGTTTTGTATTGCTGGACAAGCTGGAACAAATGGATCTGGACACACTGAATGAGTTTGGTCAGTGGTTGGAGCAGGAAGGTCTACAGGCTATAGCTACTCGAGTCAGTACCGGGTCAGAATGTGAAATTATTATCGAAGACGGGTATGTTGTAGGTGCCGAGCAACCGGTGCAGGAAGCACCGAAATGGAAACCAGGTGAATTCTAACTATGGGACAATTCATTGACTTAACGGGACAACGGTTTGGACGGCTAACTGCTATTAAACGCATTGGGACTCAAAATGGTCATGCATTATGGCTCTGTATATGTGATTGTGGCAATCAGTCAGATATCGTTGCAAGTGATTTGCGAAGCGAAAAAACTTTATCCTGTGGCTGCATAAGGAAAGAAATAGCAGCTACTAAGAGTACGGTTGCAGGAGAAACACGTGGACGACAGTTATTAAAACATGGCAAAGCAAGAACACGACTACATAACATCTGGAAATCAATGAGGCAACGATGTTACAACCCAAAAGATAAATGTTACAAAGATTATGGTGGCCGAAATATTCATATTTGTAGCGAATGGAATGATTACGAAACCTTTTATCAATGGGCAATGTCGCAGGGTTATGATCCTAATGCTCCTTTTGGTGAATGTACTATTGATCGTATTGATGTTAACGGCAACTACTGTCCAGATAATTGTCGATGGGTAGACTTAAACACGCAGGCAAATAACAGAAGATCAAGGGGGAACAATCATGGAACTTGTAAGAGGGCGAATTGAAGGTGCTCAAAAAATTTGTTTGTATGGCGTCGAAGGAATAGGAAAATCATACTTTGCATCTAAATTTCCGCGACCAATATTTATTGACACTGAGGGCAGCACAAAGCATATGAACGTAGTTAGGACTCCCGCGCCTTCATCATGGACTATGTTAATAAATCAGGTTCAAGAAATAAAAAACAAACATTCTAATGACCTTGATACTCTGGTCATAGATACCATCGACTGGGCAGAACAATTATGTATATCCCATATCTGTAATAAAAGTAAAAAAGATGGAATAGAAGACTGGGGGTATGGGAAAGGCTACGTTTATTTAGCTGAAGAAATGGGTCGCTTTTTAAATGCTCTAGGGGAATTAGTTGACCTTGGTATAAACATAGTCCTAGTAGCTCATGCTCAGATGCGAAAATTCGAGCAGCCGGACGAAATGGGAGCCTATGACAGGTGGGAAATGAAGCTACAGAAGAAAACGGCCCCTATGGTCAAAGAGTGGGCTGACATGGTCCTGTTTGCCAACTATAAAACCTATGTAATTAATGTAGATGGCCAGGGAGCTGACAAGGGTACTAATAAAGTACAGGGCGGCAAACGGGTCATGTACACCACACATCACCCCTGCTGGGACGCAAAAAACCGGCATGATTTACTACCGGAACTGCCTTTTGATTATGACGAAATAGGACCATTGATCATTACCCGGGGAAGCAAGCAGCTGACAGCCCCATCAACAACAAAAACAGAACCACCTAATCCACCAGTGACACCGCCCCAAACTATTGAGCAGGAATTTGAACAGATGGTTACTACCGGCCCACAGGAGCCGTCATCTCAACCTACTCAGCCACCCATAGATAAAGATATTTATAGCGATATACCAAAAGCCTTAGCCGACTTAATGAAACAGAATAATGTTATACCTTCCGAAGTACAGCAGGCCGTGGCCAGCCGGGGATATTATCCGGAAGATACGCCTATCAAAAATTATGATGAAGGCTTTATACAGGGCTGTTTAATTGGGGCCTGGACTCAAATGTTAAAAGTGATTGAAGAGATAAAACAAAACGAAACCCCATTATAAATAAGGAGGACTTATATAAATGAGTGAAAACTGGAACGACATTGCAACCGAAGTAAGTAATGCTGAAGGACGGGCATTAGGATGGGACGATCCTATAGAGAATGATGGTAAGGATTTTGTTATCTTACCGGAAGGCGATTATGATTTTGAAGTTATTGACTTTGAGCGTAGCCGGCATAATGGATCCGAAAAACTGCCGCCTTGCAATAAGGCCATTGTAACTATTAAATGTGAAGGCCCGGAAGGCATCTCCACTATTAGGCATAATCTGTTCCTACATACGATCACCGAGGGCATGCTGTGTGCGTTTTTTGTCGGCATTGGACAACGCAAACATGGTGAACGTGTCACTATGAACTGGAACCAAGTTGTAGGTTCAAAAGGCCGCTGTAAGCTGGGAATTAAGAAATGGACCAATGATAAGGGTGAGGAAAAGGTTTTTAACGAAATAAAAAAATTCTACGAACCTGTACCCCAAAAACCGGTCACTTACCAGCAAGGGAAGTTTTAGCTTATGGACCTAAGGCCGTATCAATCAGAAGCAAAAACAGCCATCCAGGGTCAGTGGGCAAACGGTATCCAAAAAACTTTACTGGTATTGCCCACCGGCACCGGTAAAACTATAGTATTTTGCAAACTAACTGAGGACTGCGTCCGGAACGGTGAGCGGGTGTTAATACTTGCTCACCGGGGCGAGCTCCTGGATCAGGCCGCGGATAAAATGAGTAAGGCAACCGGCCTGGGCTGCGCAGTCGAAAAGGCTGAAGATACCTGTTTAAATAGCTGGTTTAGAGTAGTTGTTGGGTCTGTCCAAACACTTATGCGCGAGAAACGTCTGGCACAATTCCCGGCCGATTATTTCAACACAATTATAGTAGATGAGGCCCACCATTGTATTTCAGACAGCTACCAAAGAGTATTACAGCATTTCAATCAAGCTAAGGTACTTGGAGTAACAGCCACCCCTGACAGGGGAGACATGAGGAACCTGGGCCAGTATTTTGAGAGCCTGGCCTATGAGTACACTCTGCCCCGGGCTATTAAAGACGGGTATTTATGCAAAATTAAGGCCCAGACGATACCACTAAAACTGGACCTTACTGGGGTGGGCCAGCAAGCGGGCGACTTTAAGACAAGCGACTTAGGCACTGCATTAGACCCTTACCTGTACCAAATAGCAGACGAAATGGCTAAGTATTGTATGGACCGTAAGACAGTGGTATTCCTACCGCTTATAAAGACATCACAAAAATTCAGGGACATCCTGGAATCTAAAGGTTTTAGAGCAGCTGAGGTAAATGGGGAAAGCCAGGACCGGGCCGAGGTACTCGCAGACTTCGAGGCCGGCAAGTACGACGTGCTTTGTAACAGTATGTTGCTGACTGAGGGCTGGGACTGCCCGCCGGTGGACTGCATAGTGGTTCTCAGGCCGACCAAAATTAGGAGCTTGTATTGCCAGATGGTAGGCCGTGGGACTCGTCTATTTGAAGGCAAGGACAATCTACTCCTACTGGACTTCCTCTGGCACACTGAACGTCATGAGCTTTGCCACCCGGCACACCTGATCTGTGAGTCACCCGATGTGGCTGAGGTTATGACCAAGAACATGGAAGATGGTCAACTGGTAGACATCGAGGAGGCTGAGCAAAAGGCAACCGAGGATGCAGTACAAGCCCGGGAGGAGGCCCTGGCTAACCAACTCCGGGAAATGCGGAACCGGAAACGTAAACTAGTGGACCCATTGCAGTTTGAAATGTCAATTCAAGCTGAGGACCTAGCGGGATACGTGCCGAGCTTTGGCTGGGAAATGGGGCCACCTTCAGACAAACAGGTCAAGACCCTGGAGAAGCTAGGCATCTTCCCCGACCAGATAGACAATGCGGGGAAAGCCGGTAAACTGCTTGACCGGCTTGCTATGAGACGGATGGAGGGCCTTACTACCCCAAAACAGATTCGATTTCTGGAACGTAAAGGGTTTCAGCACGTTGGGACCTGGCAATTTGAAACGGCTAAAAAACTGATAGATAGGATTGCTGGGGCAGGTTGGCGGGTGCCACACGATATTAAACCATCAGAATATAAACCAGAAGCAAGTACATCATCTCAAACACTTAATAATTTGCGGGAATATGCCAAAAAGACAGGTTGGATTTAATTATGGATGGGGGGATAAGATGTTAAATGATCTTACTGGTCAGCGTTTTCGCAAACTGACTGTAATTGAAAAGTCCTCACAAAAATCTAAATCGGGGGCTGTATGGAATTGTCTCTGTGATTGTGGAAAAATTGTAGCCGTAACAGCGTGTAATCTAAAAAGCGGCAACACTAAAAGCTGTGGATGTGCCTCAAAACATTTTCTGTGGGAAACAAGAGAAAAGCATGGGTTAATAAAAAATTTAATTGGAGAGAAGTTTGGCGCGTTAACTGTTGTAGCGAAATCTAAGAGAAGGAGCGGAACTAATCCGTTATGGATATGCATTTGTGATTGCGGAAATGAAACTGAGGTCATACAAGAAAACCTCTTAAACGCCCACACGACAAGTTGTGGATGTAAGTCATCAAGAAATAGCATTGCAGACAAAAGCCGCACTCATAATATGTCAAATACGCGCCTTTATCGTGTATGGAGGGGAATGATTGCTAGGTGCGTATATCCTTCGCATGATATGTATCCGAACTACGGAGGGCGCGGAATAAGAATTTGCGAAAAGTGGAACGACTATCAGACGTTTTATGATTGGGCTATGGCACACGGCTACAATCCTGATGCGCCTTTTGGAGAATGTACTATTGATCGTATTGATAACGATGGTGATTATTGCCCCGAAAACTGCCGTTGGGTTGATGCAAAAACTCAAGCCAATAATAAGAGAACTTCCAAAAAGGCGATGTCGATATGAATAGCAATGTTTCTAATCTTCTTGAGATATTAGAATATATTGATCCAGCTTTACTTAATTATAGCGAATGGCTAAGTGTAGGCATGGCGCTACATGGTGAGGGGTATAGCTGTGATATTTGGGATCGTTGGAGTTCAAAAGATACCAAAAGGTATCATGGTACAAGCGGAGAGTGTTTCCGGAAGTGGGGGAGCTTTCAAGGCTCTCCCAACCCGGTCACTGCCGGCACCCTGGTGCAACTGGCAAAGGACCAGGGCTGGGTACCGGAACGTGTAGAATCAGGGCCAGGGTATGAACTCGAATGGGACGCTATCATAGGCGACAAAGATGACCTGGTGGTAGTAGATAAAAACTGGATCGAGGGCCAGGAAGTCGTAGAGCCGGATACATGGAACCCGGTAGAACACCTGGTGAAGTACCTCGAGACTCTCTTTGAAGCTTCAGAGAACGTCGGGTATGTTACTGAGAGCTGGGAAAAAGACGGTAAGTATTTACCTACAAAGGGATGCTGGGACAGAACGGCCGGGGAACTCATTCAGCAGCTGAACCAGTGTGATGGTGATATTGGTAGTGTGCTGGGCGACTATAAGCCAGAGGTTGGAGCTTGGATCCGTTTCAATCCTTTAGACGGTACCGGCGTCAAGAACGATAATGTAACCGACTACCGGTATGCCCTGGTAGAATCTGATGATATGGACATAGACCACCAGAACGCAATCATCAGAGAGCTTGAGCTGCCGGTGGCCTGCCTGGTCCACTCAGGTAAAAAGTCACTCCATGCTATAGTCCGCATCGATGCTGACACCTACGACGAGTACCGAAAGCGGGTGGACTATCTTTACAATGTTTGCCGTAAAAACGGGCTTAAGGTAGATAACCAGAATCGCAACCCGTCCCGCCTGTCCCGGATGCCTGGAGTCGAGCGCAATGGTCATAAACAATTTCTGGTGGATACCAATATCGGCAAAGAATCCTGGAAAGAATGGCAGGACTGGATCGAGGCCATCAATGACGATTTACCGGAGCCGGAGAGCATGGCCAGTGTGTGGGACAACCTTCCCGACCTGGCACCGCCCCTAATTGATGGAGTGCTCAGACAGGGACACAAGATGCTCCTGGCCGGGCCGTCAAAAGCCGGGAAATCATTCGCTTTGATTGAACTTTGCTGCTCTATCGCAGAAGGCCAGGAGTGGTTAGGCTGGCAATGTGCCCAGGGGAAGGTCATGTACGTCAATCTCGAGCTTGACCGGGCCAGCTGCTTGCATCGGTTTAAGGACGTATACCAGGCATTAGGATGGCAGCCGGCTAATCTGGCCAATATTGATATTTGGAACCTACGTGGGAAGTCGGTACCAATGGATAAGCTGGCTCCTAAACTGATACGGAGAGCGCAAAAGAAGAATTATATAGCCATCGTGATAGATCCCATCTATAAAATCATTACTGGTGACGAGAATAGCGCAGATCAGATGGCGCATTTTTGCAACCAATTTGACCGGGTGTGTACGGAGCTGGGGGCGGCCGTAATCTACTGTCACCATCATTCAAAGGGCCTCCAGGGACAGAAACGCAGTATGGACCGGGCATCAGGCTCAGGTGTGTTTGCCCGGGACCCGGACGCGCTGCTGGACTACATAGAGCTGGACCTGACGGATGACTTTATGAAACAAGAGGAGAACAAAGCCGTTTGTGCAGTCTGTGAGGCATGGCTTGAAAAGCATGTGCCGGCCTGGGACGAGGAAGTCAGCCAGGATGATAGGTGCTCAGAAAAGCAGATGCTACCGGCGTGTGACAGGCTATTAGGCCAGGATAGGTACCAGGATATGCTCAAAGACGTGTACGCAGCAAGGCAGACCATCCAGCAGCGGACGGCGTGGCGTATTGACGGGACCCTGCGGGAGTTTCCTAAGTTTAAACCGGTAAACCTTTGGTTCACCTACCCGACGCACCAGATTGATGAGGACGGACTACTCAAGGACCAGGAGGCCGAGGGGGATAAGGCACCCTGGCAGCGGGCCATCGAGAAGCGAAAACCCAAAGAAGTTAAATCTGAAGAACGAAAAACGTCTATTGAGGTTGCTGTTAATAGTTGTAATTTTGGAGAGCAAGTAACGGTAAAAAACATAGCTGAATACTTGGGAGTTAGTGAAAAAACTGCCAGAAGAAGGATAAAAGAGCATGGCGATTTTACCATTTCAGAAGGCGTAGTTCTTAGAAAAGAGACAAGGACAAAAACAGAAAATTAACTTTTTGTCCCTAAGTTTTCACAAAAGACGAAATGAGGGACAAAAACAGAAAACAAGTATTTGTCCTTCAAAATGTCCTTAAGGATAAAAACAGGGACAAAAACACAAAAACATGTTTTTGACCGTAGGGACAAAAGTAGGGACAAAAACACTATATAAATATAAATTTTTGTCTGTCCCTCATGCGAGGGTCAGGGGAGGAAGTAAGGCGGGCTTAAGCTCTGCCCGCCCTACTCCTTCCTCCCTCTCCCTGACTAAAACAGAATGTCCGAATGGAATAAAAGTAAAAAATTAACAGGAGGTAAAAAATGGATATACCTACTCAAAAAAACATAACTGTGGTAAATGAGTTCAATGGCAAGTTTCGTATTAACGAATCATACCGGCCAATAGCTGCAGCTCTTATAAAAAAATATCCTGAGCTTAAGCATATAGCCGCGGAATCAATTTTATTTGTTGAAGATACCGAAAGTCTTAAGAAAGCAAAAAGCCAGACTGTCTTCGCTCAGATTGGGACCATTCCGGAGAAGTGGAGCGATATAGTATATCAAACTTCCGGACAGCCTTTTGAATATTTGATGGAGATTTACAGGTTAAATACTATGCAGATGAGCCAGGAACAGATTGTAGCCCTAATTTACCACGAACTAAGACACATTGGTACTGACGGTAAAATCATAGATCATGAAATTAACGACTGGATCAATATGGTGGAGAAGCTTGGAGTAGATTGGAATGTTACCAAAGGATCTATTCCGGATCTGCTGGATGTAGATGTGGACTGGGAGAGTATTACCGGGCCAGCCACCTTATTCCCGGCTGAATCCACTTTGAAGCTGGTGAAATAATGCGGACTGAGTTCTTTATGCCGATGCTACCGCCGACTAAAACACACCAAGAGAAGCAATGGAAAATAGTAAATGATAAAGTGATTTTTTACGAGCCAGCAGAATTGAAAGCTACCCGGACGAAGCTGCAGGCTCACCTGGCTGGGCATGTGCCGGTTGAAAAGTATACCGGTGCAGTACGTCTGGTAACAAAGTGGTGCTTCCCGATTACTGGCCAGCACCGGGATGGTGAGTACAAGGGGACTAAGCCTGATACAGATAATCTTCAAAAGATGCTTAAAGATATTATGACAGACCTTAAGTACTGGACAGATGATGCATTGGTGGCCAGTGAGATTATTGAGAAATTCTGGGCTCAGGTACCAGGAATTTATATAGCGATTGAGGAGGTATAAGAATGTTAATAGATTTACCAGAAATAGATTGGGAAGGAAAAGGCTGGACGATAGAGAATCAGGTGGAGAAGATCACGGAAGAATTTAACGAGGTCAAGGAGGCCGTGGAATTAGATAATCCGGTTGAGATAATCCGCGAAGCTTTGGACGTAATGCAGACCTGCAAGACTTTAATTGAAATGGTTATAGTGGACTGGGAAACGCCAGCAGGGAAACGTATGAAAATTGAGAAGTTCCTGGCTGATCATAAAGAAAAACTGGAAAGAAAAGAGTATCTAAGGAGGGAGGAACTTGAATCGTAATACTGAAATGTGCGTCGGACTATCACCAGGGGATAATCCTCAAGTGGTACCAAAAGAAAACAATCCGGGGCCTCCTGAGGGATTTGTAGATAACACGGTTTACCGATATAGGTTATTACCTGATGGTACCAAGGAACTTATAGGTACGATGCCGGCCTTCCCGGAAGGTTGGAACAACCCGGCGAACTTCAAACACCGGTCTGGGCAGGGCCGACCACAAAAAGAAAGTGAGGATGATATCATGAAGGGGATCAAGACTGATGAAAATACAAGAGCCGAAAAAGTAAAACAAGCCCAGGTATTGATGAAAAATGGTATGACCATGACTAAAGCAGCTGAAACGATAGGAATACCAGTGGGGACATTAGCTGGTTGGTTGAAACAGGAAAAGAAAAAACAGCAGACCCCGAACCCCGAACCGGTTACGGCCGCGAACCAGGAACCGGCTCAGGGCGTAGATAAGTCTGCTGTAAAAAGTGTAGAACAGCTCAAAACTGAGGTCAAGGATAGATTTACCGACGCTGACGATCAACCAATACCGTATGCTGTTAAGGTTAACTGGTCCGAGGCTTGGCCAAAAGCACAGGAATTATTATCTCAGGGTATGACCCAGGCAGCTGCAGCTGCTGAGCTGGGTATCTCAATTGACTCTCTGAGGCATAAAATTGAACGCGAGAGAAAGAAAATGAAAACGCCGGCAGTTGATCTTGATACGTTTAAGGTCCGTTGGATCAAGGATGTTATGTATGAAGAAGGTCTGGATCCAAGTGTGCAGATGCAGATTGTAGGAGCGATACAAGGGCTGCAGATAACCCAAGGGTAAGGCGTAGTTTGTTAATGATGCGAAGCAAGAAAGGAGAATTGATATGGCATATAAAAATCCTGTTCCTTAGGTTGAACCTGCAAATAAATTTAAGTTGATTGTAAAATTCACCTTTGAAGAAGACATGTCAATGCCAGATGCAGCAGAAGGGATTACAGACGTGATTCTTGAGGCAATAAAAGAAAACGGCGGCAAAATACCCGTATCGTGGATTGATTATGCAAAATAAATCCCGGCCATCCGGGGAAGGGAGGAAAAATTATGAAAAAGGTATTTGTTGGGAAGGAAGCTACTGTTTTAAACGGTAACTGTGCAGGAATCGCAGGTATGGTAGTAGGCGCTAACAGCGAAGACCGAACGGTAGAAATAAGAGTTGAAACAGGCACTTATATTGCTACCACTTACGATAATATAGCCCAAGATTAACGTCGCATTACAACA